TCTCCAACTGCTGTGGTTCCAGGATCATGCTATCTGGAACTCCCCAGAACACCTCGTCGTCGTCGTTGAAGACTAGTTTGTAAAACGGCACTCGGTTGTTTGTCTGCAACCTATCATCATCATAGTACGCTACCTTTGCATGATGATATGGAGCGATCACGAATACTTTCTGCGTCATCGTATCATGAATCTCCACCATGTCCACTGTATCTGTGCGCTTGCGCGCAGTTGTATATGGAGTGCCGGACAGCAACGACTGCCCAGGCGAACTCGACGCTATGTCAGCTATCTTCTTCAACCTTGGATCGTTCTGTACTTCAAACTGTGGTCGCCGAATCCAGTTCCCATACCAGCGAGCCTCTTCAAACTCACAGGTGTCCGTCGGTACAATAAAGTCTCCAGTGTTGCACTTCAGGAACCACGGCATGTTCTCTTGCACGTTGGAGTGATATTCAACTCTGTGCAAGGGCGTTCCCTGAGTACGGATTGCATCTGGCGCAGTTCCATCTCCCATTACATCAGGGCTAGGCTTGAACTCCTGTGCGAAGCCACGCTTACCAATCCCTGTACCGAACATCCAAGCCTGCTGCGTGATCTTCTTCAGTTGATCCTTCATTCTCATCGTTCGCATTAGCTTGTTGTCGATGCGCTCAATGAGTTGAGCAAAAGCTGCTTGATCTGCTCCTGGCTTTGTTGGTTGGATGCTGATAGAGGGATTGCGAAAGTATATGCGTGGAACAACTGTTCGCAACATACGGAAGAACAGATTAAGCGGTAAGACGCCGCGGGGCCAGTTTCCACGATAGTAATTCCTCCAAGTCGCCCACCTATGCTCTTGCGCATAGGTCTTGCGAAATACCATTCCACGCCTGACCTCGCTGAGCCAGTACTGGGGATCGGGTTCGCCTCGGACGTAGCCAGAGTTAGCAGCCATGGTGTTTTCCTATTGTGTCATTTTGACACACCAGTTTCAAATCCATCCCCACTCCTTTAAGCGCTTCATATCTTTTTCCACCCGATCTCCAATGTCAACACGATACTGCGGGTTCATAAATCTGATCTTGTCTACCTTGTCATAGCACCGCCGCTGCGTCTCCCGGACGTCTCGACCGTGTGCTACAACTTTGCAGATGATCCCATCTCCTCCGCTGGCGAAGTACTTATTGTCCTTTTTGTAGACCTCTGCCAGGTACACATCCTTCCCTACTGAGTCCACTCCCAGCACTGGCCCGTCCTCATACCCAAGAGCATCTTCACTCTGTATGGGATAGGGCGAGTGCGACATATTAACTGCCATCAGGAAGTCAAATCCTGTCATCGGGATACTCTTTGCAATCCCTGTCGCCATCTCGAACAAGAACCCTCCGACCGAGCCTGCTTGCATCCCACACATCAGTGCTTCGATAGCGTCGTAGCCAAAGCGGGGAGTGAATTCTAGTACATATGCTGCATCCTTCGTGACGAGGCAGTTCACGTCAAGAGGTCCGCGGTAGGCAGCTTTCTTCAACACCGGCACCATCTTCATCACAGTCTCTTTCACCAGCTTTGTTGCCTCTCGTAATGGTACTACAATGTTCCCCATACAGCCTGACATCTCTCCAAGATCGCCAGGCATGAACTTCTTCTCTTCAAAGGTATGATTGAAGGGCTCAATGAAGTCGACTCCATTGAACCATCCCTCGGTGCTCACCTCAACTGTGGTCGAGGGGTCAATCGCTGCCTGTATGATGAACTCTTGTTCGGGCTTGAACTGCTCCAGTGCATAGTCGTAGAACTCTCGATCTGTGCAGACATACGTCGTTCCAGTGTGCAGATTCCCTGTAGGCTTGATAACATAGCCGAACTCATTCTCCCACTCTATCGCCCGCGCCTCGTCCACGCCTGCGCAGTCAATCGTGTCTGGTATCGTCATCCCTACCATCTTCGCAACCTTCATGCCCCTCTGCCTATCCAGTTCAATCACGTCGGCTACCTCGTTGCATCCCAAAATGGGCCGTCCTAGGCGTCTAAAAAGGTCAGCATAATTGCTAAAACCCACGCTATCGCAAATAACCAAGTCAGCCTTGGAAACAGCGGGGCGGAAAGAATCAACCCTGTTGACAATTCCACGCATAGACTTTGCGTACTCTGCAGCTTTAACCCAGAAATCCACCTGGTGACCTTCACGAACCAGTTGCTGTGCAATGCTAGCTCCTTCGTTGTCTTTGCTGATTACTAAAACACGCATTACAGTACCAACTTTAATCTAGTCTTTAAGGCTGTTGCCTCTGTTCCTCTACTATTCAGTCCACCACAGATCTTTCTATATAGGTCTCGCTCTATAGTCTCCTTTTCAGAGTATGGATGATTACCCACGCCATGACTAAATTTATTAACATACTCCAATAAAAGGATAGCTTGTGTTCTTTTTATCATTAGGTATGGGAGTATATCATACAATAACTGCTTAACCACAGGATTCTTCGACAGCTTCCAAGAATATGTTACTTGCCTATTCTCGCCAGGAGGCTGATACAGATACACTTTACCACCATATCTAGATGCTACGAAGTCTATACCCTCTCTATCACACATCTGAATAGATATCATAGCAAGATATTGTACTCGATTCAGTAGCCCCTTTCTAGTTATACATATGCTTCCCTCCCCATCAATTAAGCCAGCGATATAAGCCTTCATTTCTCCATCAGACATCATATACATCTCCTAGCTAGGAAGTCTAGCTCCCTCAATCCCAATCCAGTCCATAGGTTCGTTTGCACTCTCTCCTGTGATGTATGCAGGGAACGGAAGACCGCTACCGCCGTCTCGACGCTTCCCATCAAGACTGGCTAGCATTGAACTCAAGCTGAATGGGTCTTCTACGTTGCCCGGAGTCTCCACTGGCCCATCTGTCAACGACACCGCTGCCTTGTCGAAGACAAAGCAGGCCATTGCTGCCCCTATCACTGTATCGTCATGACAGCCATCTGCAGCGCCTAGTGTCCCATCTGGATGCTCAATAAATGTGGACAACTCTGCATTCAAGATGGGACTATGTATTGTCCAGCTTCCTCTGACTCGTTTACGAAGTAGTCCGAGAATGTAGGGTTTGCTTGTACTCGTCGTACGAGCTCCCAGATCAATAACTCTGCGGACCTGATCCTTTGGAGTTCGTGAGGTTCCAGCTCGGGGAGTGCGATATACCTTGTGCATAGGATATATCGGTGGTAGTCCTCCGATACCTCGTAGACAGGCAAGCGTAAGTAGTCCATGGTTGTTGCTCTCCACACACATTCCAGCTTCGTTGAACAACCTCCCAACCTTTGCAAGGTGCTCTGCAAAGATGTCAGGCTCGATCCTGTTGGATAGCCATTCGGCAACTTGCTCACCTGTTTCGACGCAGAACACTTCTCCAGTTGAAGAGTCCTGTCCAACACCTGCGCCAACGTCGCCGCCGAGTACATAGTGCAAGTTGGATTTTGGATGGCTCTTTAAGATGTGTAAGTGCTGATCATGTCGCACCCAGTCCGGCGTCGGCACATAGTTCACCCGCTGAAAGAATCCAGCACCACTAGACTGAAAGCAATCAGCGAGTACCGTTGGGTACTCCTGATTCCACATATGCACATCTCCGTCCAACTCGTCCTCCAGCACGATTCGTCTCCAGGCAAGCTGGCCAGCAGTGATGTGATGCTTCTCAACAAGATCAGGTTCTCCAATGTCATCGCGCAGATTGGAGAGTATCTCCTTCTCCTCATCTTCCGATAGCCCGATGGTGTACTCAGGAAAGGTATGCCAGGCTAGGAAGTGTAGACGAAAGCTGGACTGCCCCTTAGCCGCCCTCATACAAGCGGTGTGAAACCAGTCTCCCATCCCATTCCCTGTGCTCTCAATTGAGATACGTCCGTGTGCTCCTTTTGGAACAGCCTGCAGTAGACCTGTCATCAACTTCTTCGCGTCGGGCCAGTGTGGTACTTCAGAACAGTGCAGATCGGTAATTGTGTCACCTCGACCGAAGGCACGACTGCCTGCAGTACCAATGTAGAACATACTGTTCGTCTTCGGGAATGTAATCTCATTCTTGCTCATGTTCCGAATGAGAGGCTTTGGTCCTTTGAAGTTCTCGAGAAAGTACCGGACTGCCGTCAGCATCCGTTCAGTCGCCTCTGCCTCATGGCTGATGACGACGGCACTTGTGTTTCGAACTCCCAAGCACCGCACAGTTGAGCGAGCGAGGAAGTACCGGGAGATACCCTGGCGGCGGGACTTTGGAATAATCATGCGAGGAGTCCACGCAGCATCTACTCCAACCTGAGCAGAGTTCAACGTGAAGTCAACATCTTCCTGTTGCTTGTTGACGATGCGGAACTTTTGCTGAATGACGTTTGCTTCAGGGGTCATTAGAATCTGCGGCAGCGCAGCGTACCGCCAGCGCTAAGAGTTGAAACGGTGAAGGTCGCCTGCGTGACAAGATACACAGTAGTCACTGCTGTCAGTACCTCTCTCGCAGTTGGTACTGGATAGGCAGCAACT